TAAATCAAATCCTTCTGCTCTTACAAGAGGTTGTAATTCTCCCCAAGTACTTACATTAGTCATGATTTTTTTCATTTGGCCACCTCTAGTAGCATAGATAGTTATTTCTCTTTGTGGAGTTTGTACATCACTCATGGTTTTAATTTTTAAAAATTATTTAATTCAGTTAATCCTTTCTTTTTAAGAAGGAGATTTACATGCTTAAGGTTAATATATATTCCTTTAAACACATAGTTGTAATCTACATTAAAAGGTATATGATGAATAGTTTCATCAGTATACTTCATCACATTAAATATAGTTTTAGCAGGTAGATTAGCTGTATAACTTTGTGATTTTGTTGTTGGCAAAAGCCAAATGCAAGGATTACTCCTAGCAATAAAATAGATAACCTTTTTAATGAAGGGGTCCCAATATTCACTATGGTCTGTGTTTGCCCCATAAGTTAGGGACATTCTCAAGAAGAAAAGGCCTTCTTGTACTATAGGAGAAGCTTCTTCTCTAACTATTAGCACAACCTTAATTTCTGATACAGGCATAGAAAAAACCCTGAAGACTTCATCAGCTTCAGGGTAATATTTTTCTTTGGGTAACAATTCATTTTTGAAGTAAAGGAAAGCATCTGTGTTAAATTCACTCAGAAGAGGTCTCCAAGAGTGATGAATATGATTAAAATTCATCTTGTGAAGTCTTTTAAGAATTTAGTAAATAGTGATTTGTCTTTAGCAATACAGTCTGAAGGGTCTTTTATACCTACTTCTAGACTTCTTTCTGGAAGCCATAAGTTCTTTGCTTTACCTGGAACAATATTATTAATATAAGTTTTAATTTTTTCAGAAGCTATAATACCAGGTTGATCATTATCAAACCATACAATGATATTAACAAAATTTTTAACCAACTGATTTAAGATTAAATCATTGGGTATCATACCTTCATTCTGAAACCAAACCACATTCTTGCCATTATTCTTTAGTACTCTATAATCTTTATAAGATTTAGTAATTATGAGTTCTTTACCATAAGACATTAAAGAATTGATGCCACCTACATCATTCTTTGTGCAATTAGTTAAGAACCTTTTACTACCTTCTCTCATAGGAAAATAGACTTTCTTTCTAGATTCAGGAAAATCATTATAACTGTAAGTAATATCTTTACAGTCAATTATATGACTACCTGATTTAGTGTTTAAAGCAAATAACTTTTGTACAGGAAAGACCCTGTCTTCAACTAAATGTTTCTTTCTAATACCATATTGAGACCAAAATTTCACATCAGCAGAGGTATATTGCCTTGCTTCAATTAGGAGTTTAACTTTTTCTTTGACTACTTTGATACTGTCTTCTTTTTGTCTAATAGGCTCTAAGCCTGTTTTACCTTGTATTAAGGTCTTATGGACATATTCTAAGGTCAAATAGAAATTAGGAAATTTAAAAAAGTCTTGAACTAGGTTGAAACAATCACTATGAGTTCTGCTATAAGCAAAATCAATAAAATAAAGAACTCCATTAGTATGGTAACTAAACCAACATCCTGGAGTTCTATCTTTTCTTAAAGGAGACACCACATAATCAAACTCTTGGGGAATAAAATTGAATACTAATTCAAATATTTGTTCTTGAGAGATTAAATCTAAAATGCTTTCCTTACTAATAAAACCTCTTCTATGCAAGTTATCTGAATTATATTGATAGTGACTCATATAAAAGAGGTTAGATTTAATTAATTATTACCAAGTACCATTAGGATTACCTGCAATAGCAGGAGCTGCCATAGCACCACCAGTACTAGCAGTTTGACCTAATACTTGTTGAGTACCTTTGTTACCTGTCATGAAGTTAGCATCTCTTTCAAAAGGATGTTTTTGTCCATTAGAGTTTTCATAAGATAAAGCACCATCTTCAGTTCTTTTCTCAACAAATACTCCAGGTTGTGCAGGAATAATAAAATAACCACCTTTCATGTTTTTTGGCAAAGTAGGATAAGTTTTGTCATTAAGACCACCATCTTGCTTTTTACCAAAGTTCCATTGATATTCTAAGAATAAATCAAGTGGCTTTTTATCATACCCAATAGGTAATAGAGCACAAACTCTTGCAGCATAATCAGCAAAGCTAACTACAGGATTTGCAAATGCAGCTTTTAACCCATCTTCAGTAACACCAACAGCTTTCAAGTAGTGAGTTACTGTAGCATTTTGTTGAACAATAGCTGTATTAAAACCTGCTATATACTCAGCAGAAGTTTTATCTGTAATCTCAGTGTTGTTTTTATCAACAACTCTACTTACAGGGTTAACCCACTCTTTGTAGCTTCTGTCTCCAACTTTTACTTCAATCTCAATAGCTTCTCTTGGCTCTTGACCAGTTTTAGCTACATTAGGACTATAAGCAAATTTTGCTAAAGTTGCTACTCCAAAGTTACCACCAAATCTGGCTCCACTTTTAGTTTTTAATGATTCATCTGAATCTGATACAAATCCGTATCCTTGTAATTGTGACATATCTAGTCTTTTTAATTAATTAAACAAATTTTTAATTCCAGTCTGATGTGTCTGGGACAGTTTCAGCTTCTAACATTGTAGCTTCTACAACAGGTTCTGTTGTTGTAGTTTCTTCTCCAGGAACAGCAGGAGGTCTAACTACATCATTGATATCTTCAGTATCATCCTCAAGCTCAATACCTACATACTGCTTTTTGGCTTTTCTGTTCTTCAATTTAGGGTGATCCCAAACCATTTTTTTCATCTCTAATTGAGTTCTACCATAGTGTTCAGCAATTTCTTTTCTGCTTTTACCTTGGTCTAACAAGCCTAAAACATCACTAATAGTGATTCTTAAAACTTGTGGTGCTGATACAACAGCTTGCACATTTTCTTGTGACATAATGTATAAATTTAAAAATTAAAAATTAATTGTAACCTTTTTGTTGTTCTGTCCATTGTTGCTTTAACTGTCTTTCTTCTTCAGTTTCATTTAAGCATCTTGGACAAAGATTTTTAGTAGGGTTATTACTTTGTAATAAAGCAATAAGTACTATTGTTACCATAGCACCAACAATAATGCCTAGCATAATTAGCAAATACCATTGAACATTATCCATAATATTCAGCAATTTTGTCAACAACATAACCTAAATCATTAGGAATAAACTGTTGGTCAAACATCCCAATAGGGGATTTAGCTGAAGAATACTGCTCATTCTCATTGGTTAAGAACTCTTTAACAGCTTTCTTTGCAGTAGCATCATATCTACTAATACCAATAAGAGTAACATCTACTTTACCCTCTACAGTCAAATACTCATCTACCATTTTACCTGTAGCTTTGTACTTCATGTAGATTCTACCATCAGCACCAGGAACATTGTCCCCATGAGCCAAGATGATCACATTTTTACCTGCTGCATCTAGTTTTTCTATGGCATCAAAGATTTTACCCATAAAATAACCAATTTGCTTAGGTGCATCCCAACCCTTAGCCAAAGCATTAGCCATAAACCAATTCTGCATTACATAATTAGAGTCATCCCATACAATGTTTTTGTAAGGACTAGCAACTAAATTTAAGAAGATAGTTTCTATGTCTTTTGCATTGTCAGTAATGATTCTTCTACCTGTTTTTAGGTCAGGCATTGTAGTAATTGGATATGCTGTTCCACTTCCTCTAAAAGGAAGAGGCTTTGAAGTAACTGATATCAAATAAGTTTCTTCAGGGTTTAACCCCTTAATACCTAACTCAGGTATCTGTCCAATACTTGTGGACTTTCCAAACCCACTAGGGGCTAAAACCAAAATCTTTGGCATACTTTTTCTTTTAAATAGTTAAAGGTTCAAATTTCTTAACATCACCATACATGTTGACTCTAAAGTGTTGAGGACAAACACTATGTCTAGATTCTACTAAATGTATAGTTCTCATAAATGGATACAAAAGAGATTTATCAGGTCTTCTAATAGGAGTTCCAAAATGTTTAGATAAGTTAAACTTGTCATCATTTGGATTAAACATTGTGAAGATATAATTACTGTCCTCACTTAGATTACCTGTTTCTTTAATATCATCAGACTGTGGAAACAATCTGTCATCATCATACTGCCTTCTTCCAATATCACTGAGTGCTCTATTCAGGTGGATAATATGCACAAATGTAAAATTGCAAGTATTTCTAAACTCTACAGCATACTCTGAGAATTTATCTACAGTTTCTTTCATCTTAAACCCTCTTTCAGGTAATAGCTTTCTTAAATGGTCAGTAATGATAATAACATACTTAGCAGGATTTTTAGGTTTATAACCAATCATTCTTTGAAAGGTTACCCCATCCTTAACAGTAGTTCTATACAAAAATTCACCATTTTCTCTAGCATAACCTAAAAGATAATTTCTGATTCCAGTAGGATTGTCTTTGATTTCCAAAAACTTAATGATCCCTTTAGAAACTTTTTCTCCCTTTTCATTATACTCACCAAATAAAGGAACTATTCTGGTTCTATAAATGACCTTAATCATAGAGATTAAATCATTAGAAACTTTAATAATCTCTTTAGGGGCATCAGGGTTTGCAGTATCATATTCTAACTCGCCTTTTAAAAAGGCAGAGGATAAAGATACAACATTTTTCTCTTTATAAGTCTTTCCAGAAGGTAAATTTATCCAATAAATGTTAAAATCCTTGTTGAGGAAATGTGCAACAAAATCAAATTCTTTACTTACTCTGTCAATCTCAAAAGAGTTATAGATAAACTCAACATCAAGTAGTTGACCATTAACTTTTTCATACTCTGCATTGAGAGCATTTCTAGTGTCAGGGTCAGTCATTGTTTCAAGTTTAGTGGCAATTACTTCTAAAGAAGTAACAATTTTAGCATTATGGTCCAATACATAGACAGCAGGTTCTATACAAAAACCTACATCTACAAAAGTTGACTTCCCTCCCTTTGGGGCAGCTCCAACAGTGTAAATTCTTCCTCTTTGGATACCATTAATTGCTTGTGAGATAGTCTTCAAGCCTTCCCCCATAGGAAGACCTTTATTACTACCTTTTTGACCTGCTTCAAATGCTGCTCTAAAATTCATTATTGCATCCTTGAAGTTATGTCAACACTATCATTGGTTGAGGTATCAGCAAGAGCTTCTCTATACTTCTCTACCCAACCTTCAAGTGCTGAAGTTCTGTCTCTACCTACACCTTTACTTATAAAGTAATGAGATGAGATAAGATATTCAGGACTACTAAGAGTTCTGAAATACATTTTAGTTGCTCCAAGTACATCTTCTTTTCTCACATCAGGATTGTCAGCAAAAAATGCTTTCATTCTAGTGATACAGTCTTTGTCTGGAGCTTTTCTTTTCTTGTTAATGTTACCAAATTCTTGATTCCATTCTTTAACCCAATCCCATTTAGTATGACTACCTTCTTCAAATAGAGGGACATGCCACATAACTTCTCTATTAGAATCAATGCCAAGAATATTAGTAACATTCATTCTTTGAACTAAAAGAGGAGGAGTATAAGAAGGTCTACAATTAAAATATATTGAAAGAAGATATGCTATACCATCTTCAACAGGAATATTGTATGTATCAAGTATTGCTCTAATCTGTATGTTTATTTTCATCTTTTTTAATTTTTTGATTTACAAATTCAACAATTTCTTTTATTTCTTCTAAACTAAAAGTATTATCAAAGACATTAATAACCATGTGTTGTTGTATTGTACAAACTGCACCTGGATTAGTAATTCTTTGAATAGTATCAATATCTACAGGCCTAATTTTACCTTGACCTAAATACTGGTAATAAGTTAGTAAACTCATACAAATCTTTTTTTAAAATTATCAATTCTTATATATTCTATCTTAGATTGATCTAAGTTTTCAATAGCATTTTCTAACCATTTCTCATCTTGAGTTGATTCAGAAATTACTATGTACAAATGAGCTTCATGACCAGGTCTAAACCTAATCAATCTACCAATTCTTTGTACCAAATCTTTTTCTTTAGAGTTTAACTGCCCTATAATACCTGAATCAATACCAGGAAAATTATGTCCCTCATTGATTGCTTTTACACAAGATAGTCTATTGATTCTTTCAGCCTTAAAGTCATCATAAGCTACATTAGTAGATTTAGAATGATAGAATGTAGGACACACTGCTTCAGCTTG